GCTCGCTCACCGCTAACAACGGAACCCTCACGGCGTCCGCGCCTGTGCTTGATTTGAGCCAAACGTGGAACAATGCGGCGGTGACGTTCACTGGGCTTCGGTTCAATGCGACAAATACCGCGAGCGCAACGGCTTCGCCGCTTATTGATTTGCAAGTTAGCGGCGTGAGCAAAATGAGAATGACGCGAGGTGGAACGCTGCATTTAAGCGAGCATTCAAATTCTGGCCTTTATAGTCCAGCACCAGTGTGGACAGGTTCTACGGCGGGGCTATTGGCCGCAACGAATTTGGCAATCGGCTCATCGTTGGACACCATCCTTGAGCGCGGTGGCGCGGGAATCATCGAGCAGAGAAATGCGGCCAACGCCCAAACCTTCCGCCTCTACAACACCTTCACGGACGCCAGCAACTACGAGCGCGGTTTCCTGCGCTGGTCGAGCAACAATCTTGACATCGGAACAGAAGCCGCAGGAACGGGAACTGTGCGGAATGTGCGTTTCTTTGTCGGTGCAACTGAAAGGATTCGGCTGCAACCAGATGCAGTTATAATTACATCTACACAGTTAAGTATAGGAAATATTGTTGTTTCTAATAGAAATGACGCTTCTGACGAAAGCGGACTCTCCCTAGGTCTTCGTCCTTTTTCAACAGGGAACGTAATTGTTCATAGTGGCCTTCTTAAATTCCACGGAGTATCGGCCAGCTTCCCCGCGCTCAAACGCAGCAGCACCGTCCTCCAAGCTCGTCTTGCGAACGACTCCGACTTCTGCCCGCTCCAAGGTCAGCTACGCACTCACGCCAACGCCGTCACCGAAACAATCACGGCAGACAAAACGCTCACCCTCTATGACGCCGCTGGCACGGCTTACAAGGTTCCGTGCGTTGCCGCCTAATCTTATGTTAACCAACCCAACACCCATAACCGTCGAACCCATCCCTGCGAAGGTGTTCGATAAACTCCATGTCTATACGCTCTCGGCTATTCAGCCGACAACGGACTCTGGCTCCATCACCGTCGAGTTGCTCCCCGCAACCGCAGACGGCGAACTGGCCAACGGCTCGCTCGTCCAAAAGATGACCGCGCCGTTGAGTCCCGAAATTCTTACAGCGGTTCCCGAACTCGCCGCCGCTTTCGCCGCAGTCCTTGCCGCGATTCCCGCGACACAAGCCTACTTGGCCAGCCAGCAGGAGGTTCCCAATGAGTAAGTCCGTCACACTCACCGAAGCCGAGGCCAAGGTCGTCATGCAATGTCTCGACATTGCGACCAAAGCGGGCGGCTTGAACGCAGCAGCGGGCATCTTGCCGGTGGCGATGAGTATCGAAAAACAACTCACCGCGACCGAGGAGCCTAAGTTGCAGGAGTCTTGATCCGGAAGCATATTAGCAATGAATGTCTCCGACCCGCTCAACATGTTGGCCCCCGATGGTTCTCGCCGACGGAAGGAAGAATCGCTGTCGATGAGTTTCGATGGTGAAAGACTGGCGCGGCTGGAGACCAAGGTCGACCTGATCTTGGAGCACCAGGAGTCCTTCCGGAGATCATTCGAAAAACATGACGATCGGCTCAAGCACCTCGAATCAACCAAAGCGACGATTTACGGGATCGCCGGGGCGGTCGGTGCGATGGGGGCTTTTCTCATGGACGGGTTGCGATCGGCTTTCCTGCACCGCTAGTAATAACCACATAACCTCTATGAAAAACATCATCGCCAAAGTGTTGGGAGTCGGTTCCGCCGTGTGGAACTTCTACGCGCCTGTCCTGCGGGCGCTCTTCGTCTCAGGTGCCAGTGCGCTTTTGCCGCTGGCCCTGACCATTGTGCGCGAACTAGCCGCGAGCGACAAAACGAGCGCGGAGAAACGCGCATTCGCCGTCGGCCGTCTTCGCAACGAGGCCACGGCAATCGGTGTCTTGGCCACGGAGAGTCTGCTCCGTTTCACCATCGAATCCGCCGTCCAGCGGATGCGCTTGGAGGACAAATAACATGGATAAGCTCAAACTCAGTCTGCTCAAGTTCCTCGTCTCGAAGTCCGGAGGGATCCTCACTCCCGTCATCGCGGGCTTCGTCGCCATGCTCGTGGCCAAGGTCGCTGCTTTCGACGCCGGTCTCGCCGGACAGATCGACCAGACCGCGATCGTGGGTTTTATCGTGGCCGCGATCATGGCCGCAGTGAACTACGCCACGAACGCGGCCCAGACGCCCGGTATCAAACGAATTCAGGCGTTGGTCAACACCGACCAAGACGGCATTCCTGGGCCTGTGACTTACAGCGAAGTTCGCCGCGCTATTGCGGTGGAGAAGTGACCGATCACCAGATCCATGAAGCGATCTTCGAACAAAAGCCGAAGCAAAAAGAAGACAAAAGGCCGTTCTGGTTGCGGCTGTTGCAGTCGATAAGACCAGAGATCAAACCAGGTAAAAAGCCTTACATCGGAGTCAAAGGGGAAGCGAAATTCTAGGATGATCGAAAAACTGGCAGATGTCGCGATGTCCCAAGTGGGTGTCCGTGAATCCGGAGGCAACAACCGCGGGACCAAGATCCGCGTGTATCAAGCGGCGACCAATCTCGCGCCCGGCGCGTGGCCTTGGTGTAGTGCGTTTGTATGCTGGAGTCTTCAGCAGTGGCTTGGGTATCCCGAAGCAAAGAAGTGGCTCGGGCTGAAGCTGATGACCCCCGAGAAGTGGCGTCCTAGAACGGCGCGGGCTTTTGGGCTGATCGAGTGGGCCGAGAAGCGCCCGAACACCGTGACCGTGCTGCCAGAGAAGGCGAAGGCTGCGGTGGGCGACATCGTCGTCTTTGACTTCTCCCACACGGGAATCGTCGTCGGGGTAGGGGCTCGGACGATCGATGTGGTCGAGGGCAACACCAACGGCCGCGGCACCCGCGACTCGGAGACGGGCGACGGGGTTTGGCTCAAAAAACGCAACCTCTCGCTGGCTCGTGCCTATCTGCGGATTCATCCGAGCAAGGCGTAATAACCCCGCAACTACTTTATGAAACACAACCTGAACTCATTCCGCCGCAACGAACTCCTGCAAGGCGGACTCGCCGAAGTGATGCGCCACCCCTCGGTGCAAGCGGCCCTCGAAGTGCTCCGCGATCTCGGAGAGCCGGCTGAAATGCCAGTTCCGAGCGATGTCGACTTTCTAATTTTCAACGCCCTGCAAAACGCCCGCCGCGAGGGATTCTTCCACGCGCTGCGTTCCCTCGAAGCCTTGGCGACCCCGATCAAGGTCGTTCCCTCGACCAAAGATCTGATGCCGAACTTGGTCGACGAGTAAACTTTCCATGACAACCGAAACCACGCCGAGTAACCCGTCTGCCTCGGCGTCAGACAACCAAACAACCACGACTCCGGAACTCTCCGAAGCCGGTGGCACCATGACCTTCGACGCAGCGAGATCGCTGTCCGAAGCGTTTAACAGCATCGGCAAGGAGCCCACTGCTCCCGTGACCGAGGCCCCGAAGGCGGAAGCTCCCAAAGCTCCCGAGACCAAAACCGAAACGCCCGAAGCCCCGAAAGCGGAACCCGCTGCGGAGCCGACCAAGGAAGAAGCTCCGGCCACGGCCGATGCCGACACCTTGGCTGAACTCCTGGGCGGACCGAAGAAGGCTGAACCCAAGCTCGACTCCGACGAAGAACCGCCCGCGGATATCGCGGCGACTGAGAAGGCGAAGAACGCTTGGGCCGAGCAGCGCAAGGCTTTGAAAGAAGAGCGCCGCAAGCGCGAGGAACTCGAAGCCAAGCTGGCCGAGGTGGAGAAGAAGTCGACCGATGTCGCTCCCGATGAGGTCAAAGCTCTCCGTGAGGCGGTCGATGCTTACGAGAAAGAACTGCAAATCGCCCGTGTTGAGGCAACCAAGGAGTTCAAAGATGCGGTCGCGGTGCCCCGTGATCGAATCAGCAAGCAGCTTGAAGCCTTCGCCAAGAAGTATGAATTCCGCGAGGCTGATGCCCGAGTGGCGTTTGCTGAAGCTGATCCGGAGAAACAGACCGAGCTACTGGTCGACATGGCCAGTGGGATGAATGACCGCGATCGGTTCCGTTTCTACGAGATGGCCGAGGAGTGGCAGAAGGTCGAAGGGATCGCCAACAAGGTGCGTAACAACGCGAAGCTGGCTTTGGAAAAAATCCAAGCTCACCACGAGGAACAGCAGAAAGCGTTCATCGAGCAGCGTGGCAAGCAGTATCGCAACACCCTGGAGAAGGTGTGGGGCGATGTTACCGAGAAGGCTCCGATCTTCAAACGGAGGGACGGCGATGACGCCTGGAACTCCCAGATCGGGGAGATCGAAAAGTTCGCCACGGGGTTGAACTGGGACTATGTCGCCGAGAATGACCAAGCGCGGGCCGAGTTGGCTTTGCGTGCGGCTTCGGCTCCGTTCTTGTTCGGCCTTGTTCAGAACCTCTTCCGCAAGACCGCGGAGTTGAATAAGACCCTCGGCAAATACCAGTCGGCCAAGCCCGGCGCGGGTGGGGGAGCGGCTGATCCGATCGTCGGCACCGGCCAAGAGGAGAAGAAGGAATTCGACGACTTCTTTTCGGCCATCAAGTCGGGGTTAGCTTAAAATCCCTCCGGAAACTTCGGTGACCGGACGCGAGGGAGGGGGACATTTTGCCCCCTCCCTTTGCATGTATAATAAACCCGTAATTTGACAACCTCCTAAACGGGCGTAATTTAATCTCACGTTTACGGGTAGCGGCAATCATCCGGTAGAAATCAAATAGAGTTAGGTTCGCGTGTAAGCCTGTTCCGCGGCGGGGAGAACAACGTGGTCATCACCCCGTCCGGCTCCGCATGTGCGGTCTCCGACTAAGGCGAGGTAATAACCGCATAAATAAGGAGAACAACAAGCACTATGGCTTGCAATAACATCGAAGCATTGTTTGTGGAGCACGCCGGCCTTATCCGGAACAACGTCTCCAAGAACATCATCAACAGTGATTTCTACCTCAAATACCTTCCCCGCGAACAGTGGATGGACGGTCAGGGGACAGAATATCAGTATCCCATCTATGAGCGCACGCTCTCGTCCAGCCCGGTTTCTTTCACTTCGTGGGAGTCCTCGGACGGCGAAGCGGGCGGCACCTGCCAAACTGCCGGTCAGTCGATCGACAATTTCGGCATCACCCTGCGTTCGACCAGCCTCAAAAAGGCGGCTCTGAACTCGCCCGACATCTGTTTGGACGACCTTCAGTTCGCTTGGCAGGTCGAAGATCAGGTCAAAAACATCGTTCGCGTCCTCTCCGAGAACACGAAATGGGTTTGGACCAACGCTTATCAGGACGAGTATATCGCGGCTTGCGGCACCAAAATGGTCGCGGCCCCGAACCTCCCGTCCGGTAGTGCGACCTTCCCTGTCACACCCGCCACTTCTAAATTGACCTGGGGTATCCTCGAGGCAATTTACGAGCAGTTGGGCTACGCAGGCGGTGGCATCAATCCGTTCGCCCGTGTCGACGAGATGACCCCCATCTACGCGGCAGTCGGCGAGCGTTTCACGTTCCATGACCTCAAGCGTCAAGACGCCAACACCCGTGACGACTTCCGTTACGCTTTCGAAGGATCGGAGACCCAGTCCCCGATGCTCGGAGCGCCCGGTCTGTCCGGCGTGTATCGCGGCTTCCGCTTCTTCACGGTTGAGTTCCCGCCCCGTTACGACTTCGTCGGCGGTGCGTGGGTTCGTCGTGAGCCGTTCGCGTCGACCCCGACGACGAAGGGTGACAAGTGGGAAGTTTCGGATGCGTATAAGAATGCCGAATACACCGACACCGTGATTTATCACGCTGACGTGTTGAAGGTTCTTGTTCCGAAGCCGAAGACGACTAGCCCGATGAAATACAATCCTCAGTATAGCTGGACCGGAGAATTTGTTTTCCGGAACATCCCTGACCGGAATTGTAACGTCGATTCTAACGTCGGCTTCTTCCGCGCCCTGTTCGCTTACGGCCCGAAAGTGGAGCGTCCTGACCTCGGCTTTGTGGTTCGCCACAAACGCTGCGCTCGCGCCCTCGATCTGGTCGCTTGCTACTAATTAAGTAGCTTCGCACACCACCCTGGGAGCTTCGGTTCCCAGGGTGTCAGCGAGGCTCCAAAAGTAGCATGAACATCCCTTCACCGACCCCGCTTGTCTTCCCCGCCACCCCCGAGGTGGTGTTTGCGAGTCTCTGGATCAAGCGGCTTCTTCTGGAAAGCAAAACCGTAGACCAAGGAAAAATGGAGGCTGAGTTCTTGCCCTATAACTCGGATACCAAGCAAATCGCGCCCGAAAACTTTTTGATTAAGATGTCGACCGACGAACTTTGGAAAGCGATCGAAGAAGTTCCGGAGGTCGCGGCGGCTTATGCTGCTATATTAAACTCTGTCCCGCCGATGATGGCGTGGCTTGAACAAAGAAACCAAACACTATGAAATTCCCTATTCCCGAAGGCATGGTTCCGCCCGATGGCGTGACCGAAGGCTCCACCTTTGACGCGCTTGCCACCCTGCGCCTCGAATCTGACGGACTCACCTTGGTCGCCGTTGACGGTCTCCCCGTCGAAGGTGCTTCCGAGGAATCCCCCGAGACCGAAGCCGACGCCGCAGCCGCCGAAGAGATGGGCTTTGACGAAGCCATCCGCAGCGGAATGATGGAGGAATAATCCCGTGATTGCCGATACGGAGCGTCTCATCGACGGCTTCCGCGGCCTTCCGGCGGGAATGGACGGCTCCAAGGAGCCGCCCCAGACACCAAGCGAAGCCGCTTGGTATGCTACCAATGTCACCTTTCGCGGGGGCAATGGCCCGTGCACACGCCCAGGGTTTCGGGAAATTCCTTCGACTTATTGGCGAGATCCGAAGCCGCGCCGAGCGGTGTCTGGGATAGTCCTCAACGGCACGACGGCAACCGTGACAACCTCGGTCGACCACGGATATGCCACCCGAGACCAAGTCACGATCGCAGGAGCCTCAGTCGCCGGAGCTAATGGCACTTTCACCATCACGGTTACAGGAACAACGACATTCACCTATGCGTCCACGGCTACCGGAACCGTGACAGCCAGTCCGGCAATTACAGCGATCCGCGATGTCGACTACACCTACCCGGTCGATTTTTTCGACGGCCGCACGAGCCGTGATCGCTTCGTGGCCTATATCCGTGGAGCGTCTTACGTCCAAGGATCGACCGTGTATCAAGACCCACGAGAAGGCAACACGAGCCAACTGATCGTGGTTGCCGATGGGTATATCTTGGCGATCAACTTCAACGACGCTTCCTGCAAACTTCTCAACTTGGGCGACCGGATATCTGTCGATGTCCCCGTCTACATGACCCAAGCAGAAAGATACTTGGTCATCCAGACAGGCAAAGATGAGCCGAGAATATATGACGGGTATGTTGTTCGCCGGGCCAGCTACTACTGGAGCAACAGCATCCCAATCGGCAAGCAGATGGCTTACGGTCAGGGACGGCTTTTTGTCGCGGTCGACGAAGGTTCGGAAATCGCGGCGAGCGACTTGGTTTTCAGTGGTTCAACGACCGAATCGAAGATCGTCAGTTCCTCGGTAGCGAATCCGACGGTGATCACCACGGCTACCCCACACGGTTTTACCACGGGCGCCCTCGTCACGATCGACGCAAACACCTCGGTGATTTCTTCAACCTACGTAGCTACGGTTCTCACTGCCACGACATTCACGATCCCTGTCGAAGTGGCCACCGCCGGCACTGGGGGAACTGCGACAAAGTTCGTCGCTGGAACCGATGCAGACGTGCTTCGTTTTAACGAAATCACATTCCTCAACGAGGGCGGTAACTTCGCTCCCACTGGTAAAATCGGCCGCATTACCGCACTCGTCTTTCTCCCCGTGCAAGACACCGCGACGGGTCAGGGTGACTTGATCGCTTTTTGCGAGCGTGGCGCGGTAACCTTCCAAGTCTCTGCGCCCCGTGAAGAGTGGAAAAACACCCAAGGATTCCAGCGCGTGCTGTTCGACAACATCGGCGCGACCAGCGACAGCATCATCCCGGTCAACGGGGATTTGTTTTTCCGTTCCCGTGAAGGCAACGGCATCCGCACCTACCGCAACGCCAGAGCCGAGGCTGGAACCTACGGCCAGACTCCGATTAGTGCAGAGATTGATCCCATCCTCAAGCAAGACACCCAATGGATGCTCGACCAAGTCAGCCTTGTCTATTTTGACAACCGACTTTTGACAACTTGCCTGCCAAGACAAATTCCCAGAAGGGCGGCGAATCAAACCGAAGCAGACACCTTCGCGTCCCAACCGATCCCGACGATCTACGACGGAATCGCCGTCTTGGACTTCAATTCTTCTTCGGTAGGTCGCGGTAAATCCGCCGCAGTGTTCGACGGCGTGTGGACCGGAATCCGTATCGTGAAGCTGGTTCAGGGAACCTTTGACGGTGAATCCCGGTGCTTTGCTATTTGCTTCCACGAGGACGCTACCGGACGAAAAGTCGAACTCTGGGAGATTACCAAGAACGACGAATACGACACTCCGGTCGAGGGGAGACGGCGAATTACCGCGGGCATCGTAACCAAGGCGTTCGATTTCAACGATGCGATGGGTCTGAAAAAGCTGATCCGATGTGACTTGTGGTTTGACGATCTGGGCGGGGGATCAGATTACCCGTTTGAGTGCGAACTGGCCTATCGACCCGACGACTACCCCAACTTCACAACCTGGGAATCTTTTGAACGGGAGTTTGAGACCGAGTTCCTTATACCGAGCTACGTTACGACTCCCACCGAGCCATTTAACCTGGAAAGGGGTTACGCTCCGCAAGTCCGGTTTCCAGCCCCTCCTTTGACGGCTAACATTGCCACAAG